GTCCAGTTCATGTCCGGTGCCGCTATTACATGCCGGACAAAAGATCTTGGCCTGACTTGGTCGGCCTATTACAAGCTACATCAGACATTCTAACGAAAGCCAAAATAATTGACGATGATAAATGGATAGTGCATTATGACGGCTCTCGCATTGTTGGTGTTGATAAAACGGAGCCTAGGGCTGAAATTGAAATTATACCAATCGAAGCTGGTACTCCGTTGCATGAGTTAAAGCGAAAGGATAAATAGCAATGGACAATATTCCACAATTTTTATCGCACTTGCCGATATGGAAGGCCAATCCATTGGAAAAGGTAAAAACTGCAAAGCGTAAACCTGTAAGGGTACGAGAACATAAATTTGATACCGTAGATAAAACAACCGGTAACGTTGTAGAAAAGGTATGTCCTGTATGTGGTAAAACTTATACAGTTCCATATCGATTAAGAAATGTAAGTAAAACATGTGGCGGTTCATGCGGTCAGAAATTGCGATTATCAAGAATGGAGCCTGAAAAATGGGTCGATGAGGCTATTAAGTTAAGACAAGAAGGCCTTAAATTAAGTGATATTGCGTTACGTGTTAACAGGGCAACAAGTACTGTATGGACGTATTTAAAACGAAGGGGATATTAACATGAACGAAAATTTATTTGAGCAAGTAACAGGCTATCACGATGCAATTATGCCTGAACGGAAGACAGAATTTGCAGCTGGTTATGATTTGTGCGCTTATCATACTGGGTATGTTAATCCGGGCGAGATAGTACTTATCGAAACTGGTGTTAAGTGCAAAATTAATCCGGACGAGTATTTACAATTGCATTTACGCTCAAGTGTAGGTATTAACAATGCAGTGATGTTGGCTAACGGCACAGGTATTATTGACGCTGACTATTACAACAATGAAACTAACGAAGGGCATATCATGATACCGTTACGTAATATTGGCGATAAAGTGTTTCACTATAAAGCTGGTGATCGTCTAGCACAATTAGTATTTATGCCTTATAGAATTGCAAGCTATGATACAGCCACTAGAAAGCGAACAGGTGGGTTCGGTAGTACTGATAAATAAAGGGGCTTAATATGAATATTCAAGAAATATTAAAAATAGCAACTCTTATGGGAAAAAATGACGAGTTCAAAATAAAAAATATTGAAGATAACAAAGAATATTTTATCGAACAGTTTACAAGTTCTTTTGATGAAATTAAGGATAAGCATGTTATCACGTTATATGTAAGGGGAAAAAATGAATGGAAACAGTCAGGGAATGGACAATCGAAGAAATAATAAAAATCGCCAGTGAAAGTGCTATTGATAAGTATAAAAAGTTGGAAGAACACAGGCACGAACAGAACTGTAAAAAGGCCAGGGAAAATACAAAAAGGCTGTTGAACGGCTATAATGAATTGAAGGAACACTGCGAACATGCGATAGCAAGTGTAGAAAATAGCGTTCCTAGTGATCTTCAAATTGTGCTTAACGAAGTATTTAACCGTAGGGGATTACTTCGTGTCGAGGCGATTGCTTCTAGTAAGAGGCGTACAGAGTTAATTATTGAACATATCGATAGTATGCTGGCCGTGTATCGTACACAATGCGAACATCGATGTGAGCCGTTTTTTGACATTTTGATTGATTTTTATATCGAAAAAATGTCAGTTGAAGAAATTGCCGATGCAAAACACGTATCAACACGAACTGTATATAATTATCTCGAAAGGGCTGAAAAAGACGTAAGCATCTTGCTTTGGGGAGTTCAAGCAGCTTGACAAATGATTGCAAAAACCTTTCATTTACTTTGCAAAACAGCCATATTATAATGTTAGCGTTGAATACTGTTCAATACCCTTGGCATTCTACATAGAACACTATACCTATCCTTCAAAAACTATCAGCGAAAAAGCTCAAATACATGTCGTTCTCTCGAATATGTATTTGAGCTTTTTTGCTTGTAAAAAAGGCTGAAACAATGACTACAATCAAATGCAAGGCTACGAATTGCCTTAACAATAAGCGTGGCAAATGTATAGCAAATTTTATCGTATTTGATAGACGTTGCCAGGCTTTTCTTACTTCTCAGACTGCTAGTCGATATAATGGCTGCACAATGAAGAAGGAACATAATCGTTATAAATCTAGTAAAAGGAGCGTACTAAAATGAATATCGTTGAAAAGAATATAGCGGATATTAAACCGTATGGAAATAATCCACGAAAAAATGATAGTGCCGTTGCACCTGTTGCTAATTCTATTCGTGAATTCGGTTTCAAAGTACCTATCGTAATTGATAAGGACGGCATTATTATTGCTGGACATACTCGATATAGGGCAGCTAAGGAATTGAAACTAAAAACAGTGCCTTGTATTGTGGCAGATGATCTTACAGAGCAACAAGTAAAGGCTTTTAGATTGGCCGATAATAAGGTGAGCGAGTTCGCTGAATGGGACCAAGACGCATTACTTGAAGAATTACAAGGCATTCTCGAAGTAGATATGTCAGACTTTGGGTTTGTGAATGAAGAAGATGAGCTCGAAGAACCTGACGACACGTACACTGCTGATATTAACATTCCACAATATGAACCTACCGGAGAAGTGGTACCGCTCGAAAGTTGCCTAGATGATGATAAAACAATCGCTTTGCTTATCGAAATTGACGATAGCAATGTAAGTGAAAAGGAAAAAGAATTTCTTCGCAAGGCTGCACAACGTCATAACCAATTTAATTACAAACGCATTGCCGAATATTATGCTAATGCTAGCGAAGAAATGCAAGACCTTATGGAACGGTCTGCATTAGTTATTATAGATTATGACGATGCTATCAAAAATGGATATGTACAATTATCGAGTAGCTTGGAGGCGATTTTAGGTGAAGAAAACGAACAAGACTAAAATCGGTTATTTCATTATTTCTCATGGCAGACCTAATGAACAGCTAACATATAAATTACTGCGTTCAGGTGGTGTAGAAACTGACGATATATTTATTGTTTGTGATGATCTTGATACAACGCTAACTGAATATATTCAAAACTATGGCGACAGAATAGTTGTATTTGATAAGCAAAGATACATGGATAGTTGCGATAGTGGTGTTCAATCTCCTACTGGATTACATGCCGTATATGCAAGAAATGCTGCATATGATTTGGCTTTAGAAAAAGGGTACGACTTTTTCGTTATTGCTGATGATGATATCGATAGCATTACTTATCGATATCCAGATGGTGATAAGTTAAGAAGTAAGAACGTACATGATGTCGGTAATTGCTTTATTGCGTTATCTGAATATATGAAAACGTCTGATAAAATATATTGTATAGGAATTGCACCGCACATTGCTTTCATGGGTGGCGTGAAAGCACCTATCGTAGCAGAAGGCATGAAACGTGTTGTATTTAATATCGGATTATACCGAGCTGGAAAGCGAATACGTTATGCAAGTGAGTGCCAGGAGGATTTGGCAGCAAGCATTTTATACAATCAACAAGGAAAACTGATGTTTTCATGTGGCTTATTACAACAAAGCGCAATTGTTGAAGGTAGAAACAAAGAGGGTGGCGGTATTGAAGGACATTACGATAAAAGCAATGACTATTATCGACACTTCGGAACACTTATTTATGTACCTGCTACGATTGCAATGCGATTAGATAGTAATACGTTCACTAAAAAATATATGAGCAACTATTATCCAATGATCTTGTCAGACAGGTGGAAGAAATGAACGAAAAATTTGCTGTATTCATTTTAAGTCATGGCAGGGCTGGCAATGTTAAAACGTATCAAACATTAATCGACCAAGGTTATACCGGTAAGATTTATATCATTGTTGATGATGAGGACGATATGCGACAATCTTATGTCGATAGATATGGTACAGATATTGTTAGGATATTTAGTAAACAAGCTGCATCTGTTTTAGTGGACCCTGCCGATTTAGAACCTAAGTTAAAGGGCGTTATATATGCTCGTAATTATTGTCATACCATAGCTGCGGAGTTAGGCTTAACACACTTCCTTGTATTGGACGATGATTACAACTTATTTGCGCATCGTTACCAAGTTGGCGATAAATTATTGTCGTGTAAGACAAAGCGGTTAGATGATGTATTTCGATGTATGCTTAAATTCCTAGATGATACAGGCGCACTAACTGTTGCACTTGCGCAAGGTGGCGACTTTATTGGTGGCGTAGATAATGGGAACTTCAAAAGGAAGTTACTGCGCAAAGCGATGAACAGTTTTTTCTGTAGAACAGATAAGCCTTATAAATTCTTTGGTCGTATCAATGAAGATACAACCATGTATGTAAGATATGGCGAAACTGGACATTTGATATTTACAACTATGTTATTTATGCTCAATCAAGGGCAGACTCAGAAAAATAAAGGGGGCTTAACCGAAATGTACCTAGATAGTGGTACGTTCGTTAAGTCCTTTTATTCTGTTATGTACTCGCCTTCATGTGTAAAAGTAGCTGCGATGGGCGATAAGCATATGCGTATGCATCATCAAGTCAAATGGGAGTGCTGTACACCAAAGATATTATCTCAGAAATATAAGAAAGGGGGTTAGCGTATGGCTAAAATGGGGCGACCAAAAAAGAATATCAAACAAGAACAGTTCGAAGCGATGTGCCAAATTCAAGCTACGCAGGAAGAAATTACCCTCGTTCTAGGGGTTAGCGATAAGACACTTAATGCGTGGTGCAAGCGAACGTATGGCAAGACATTTTCCGATGTTTTTCGTGAAAAGAGAAGTGCAGGCAAGATTAGCTTACGACGAAAACAGTGGAAGCTGGCCGATAGATCTGCAACTATGGCAATATTTCTTGGCAAGCAATTTCTTGGACAGACTGATAAAACAGAAATGGAAGTCAATACTACTGTTCAAAGCAACCCACTTGAAGGGGTAACAACAGAGGAACTTAAAAAGCTAATCGATAAAGAGGGGTGAGGATATGAAACTCACCCCGGAACTCATGCTACAGTTCAAATATGAGCTGGCTCGGCGTGAGTTTTTTTATTATTGCCACTTGCAGGCGCCTGACTTTTACAAAAAGGAACGTGAATACCTAGTTCATTTATGTGATGAGATACAGAACTTTTACGAGGACCCTAAACAAAAGGTCCTTATAATGAACATGCCACCTCGTCATGGTAAAAGTCGTACAGCTCAAATGGCCGTCAAGTGGATACTTGGCAAGAACCCTGTTGAAAAAGTCATGACAGGTTCATATAACACAACTCTATCAACTACATTCGCAAAGAATGTTAGAAATGACATTCAAGAAGTTAAAGCTGATAAAAACAGAGTGGTGTATACCGACATATTCCCTAACGTACGTATCAAGCGTGGCGATGCTAGCATGGATATGTGGTCGCTTGAAGGTGGTTATAATAGTTACCTCGCGACTTCCCCTAGTGGTACCGCTACAGGCTTTGGTGCCTCTATTCTGATTATCGATGATATTATCAAGAACGCCGAGGAGGCTTATAACGAAAACACTAAGGCAAAGCACTGGGATTGGTTCACTAATACTATGCTTTCACGGCTCGAGGAAGGTGGCAAGATTATAATCATCATGACACGTTGGGCTAGTGATGATCTAGCAGGTAGGGCCATCGAACACTTTGGGGATAAAGCAAAGGTTATTACTATGAAGGCCTTACAAGACGATGGAACGATGTTATGCGACGATGTATTGTCTTATGAAAGTTACCAAGAAAAGTGCAGGGCGATGGGTGAGGACATAGCCAGTGCGAACTATCAACAAATACCAATCGATTTAAAAGGGTGCTTGTATTCTGAATTGAAAACCTATGAGCATATTCCTTGCAATGAAGCTGGCGAACCTTTATTTACTCAAATTAAAAACTACACTGATACGGCTGATACTGGCGAGGACTGGTTAGCAAGTATCACGTATGGCATTTATAACAAAGAGGCTTATATATTAGACGTTGTATTTACGAAAGCAGCAATGGAACAAACAGAACCTGCTGTTGCTGAAATGCTATATCGTAATCGTGTTAATGTAGCAGATTTTGAAAGCAATAATGGTGGTAGAGGGTTTGCAAGACAGGTTACACGGCTGTTACGTGATGAGTATAAAAGCAATTATACAAAGGTTGTAGCGTTCCACCAATCTAAAAATAAAGAGGCTCGCATATTATCCAATGCAACTTGGGTTATGGAGCATATTTATTTTCCTATAAACTGGGCTGACAAATGGCCTGATTTTTATAAAGCTATCACACGTTATCAACGTGAAGGCAAAAATGAACATGACGATGCTCCGGACGCATTAACAGGTATTGCAGAAAAGCTGACTGCACCGGACTACAAGTCAACACGTACCAATATTTATTAGGAGGCTTATTTATATGGCTATTATGGCAAATCCAAGAGATAGCGAATACGAATTACTGCATGACGCTTATTATGGAACAGGCATGTTCGCTAATGGTGGTGCGTTACCTAAATATTCTCGTGAAAGCGCACAGAATTATGAGTACCGCAAAAAACTTTCATATTATTTAAACCATACAGGGCCGATACTCAATGCGAGTGTCGACCCTATTTTTAAAGATGAAATATCACGCGACTATAATAAAAGCGAAGTTTTTGCTTCATTTTTGGAAAACGTAGACCGATTAGGGACATCGCTACAAGAATTTATGCGTTTTAACGCAACGCAAGCAAAATTGTATGGCGTTATGTATATCATTGTCGATAACGTAACAGAGCTTGGTGAAACGATGGCCGATATGATCTCTAAACGCCAATTCCCTTACCTATATGCAGTTGAGCCTAAGTGCGTATATAACTGGCGAATTAGTGAAGCAGGCGAGCTGGAATTTTTTGCGTACACATCTCAAGTGTTCGATGAGGAAGGAACCGCAAAAACACAATTCCATGAATGGACAAAAACATCATGGGTAACAAAAGACGAAAATGGCAAAGTAATTGCACAAGGTGAGCATAATATCGGTAGAATACCTGTCGTTCAGTGGTTTGGGCGTAGCTCAAAGAAAACAGATATATTGCCACCTCCTGAATTTCTATCTATTGCAAGAACTAACCACCAAATATATCATCAATGCTCGTTACTATCTCAAATACTAAGCATGCAAACGTTTAGTATTTTGACCTTGCCTGATAACGGTCAAAATATTGGTGATATTACACTTGGTACAAATAACGTGCTAATGTATCCGGCCGAATCAGGGCATGCTCCTGCGTTTATCGCACCGGATATTGGACCGGCACAAATTCTGATACAAACAATTAAAACGCTTACAGACGATATGTACCGTTTGTCAGGAATTAACTCAGTAATAGGTGTGCAAGAGTCAAAAAGCGGTGTAGCTAAGCAATGGGATTTTGAACGAACCAACCAACGGCTGGCTGACTTCTCCGTACAGTGTGAAAACGCAGAATATGACATCATTGATTTATATGAATTGTGGACCGGCGAAAATATCGGTTATAAATGTGATTATCCTCGCAATTTTAAAATTAATGACGTAGCCGATGTTATCGCTCAATCTCAATCTGTACTCGATTTAAACCTCGGCAGTAACACTTTGAAAGTCGAAACAGGTAAAAAGGTATTGGACAGTTATGTACCTAATCTTGAGCCTAAAGAGTACGACAAAATTATTGATGAAATTGAACAAGCTGTTCAACGACAAGAACAGGATCTTGCATATCATGATGATGAAGGGAACGAAGTAGATGAGGACGCAGAAGGAGATAGACAAGGCGATAACCAACTTCGAGGCAGAGATAAAGAAACTCCTTGAATTAGGTTATAGTCCTAAGCAAGCTGTTAAAAAGGCTTATGAGGCATATCCTGTTATGCAACTGATGAAGCCTACGTTACAGGCTGATTTAACGAACTCATTCATAACTGGGTATGGCGATGATGTTCCGTATAGTACTAAAAGCATTTCAATGGCAATGGCTGAAAGCTGGGCGGCTGATAACTTAACATTATCTAGTCGCCTTTATGGACGTTCTAATGCTATTAAACAAAGCGTTGCTGATACTTTGACGCAAGCGTTTAAAACCAATAAAGCTGTACGAGATACTGCAAAATCAATCTTCGATGGGTATGGCAATGGTGGTATTATTCCAGAAGCCTCACTACCTAAATTTATTAATGATCTTACGAAGCTCAATATAACGGGTAGTAGTACTCCGGAAGCTAAGCAACTACAACGCAAGGTGCTACGTAGTGTTCGTGATAAAGTATCAAGGCTTACAACTCCAGGCGTTAGGGCTGCATATACTGAATTAACCCATGCTATTGATAAAGGAAACGATGAACGTATCAATAAAGCACTGGAAACTGCTGTTCAGGAAAAGACACGTTATAATGCTGAACGTATAGCACGTACAGAAAATGCGAGGGCTTATGCTGACGGTCAAATAAATAGGTACATGAACGATGATGATATCGTAGCCTATAAATGGCGATTAGCTGCAAGGCACCCTCGCTTTGATATTTGCGACTTTTATGCTAATGCTGATTTATACGGACTTGGCAAAGGTGTATATCCTAAAGATAAATTACCAACATTGCCTGCTCACCCTCATTGTATGTGTCATATTCAACCGTTAACAGAATTAGATATTCAAGAGAATAAGCAGCACAAGGGAATAAATCAAGCTGGCTTGGATTATATTCAAACACTAACTAAACCAAATCAGGAAGTGTTACTCGGTGTAAATGGTCGAAATACTGTATTGAGTGGCAAAGGATCTTGGCAAGATTTTGCAAGAGGCTGGACGTCTGATATATTCAATGCAAGGGTTCCTAAAAAAGAACATGGAGCTTTGTCAGGAGCTATCAACGATATTTCTTTAGACGCCAATGAACGTCAAAAAGCGCAAAGACATGCAAAACTTTTTTATGAAACTATACGAAATAGTAACAGGACTGTATTAGTTAATAAAATATCTAAATCCAGTAAAATACACCGTAAAAGTATAGAAAAAGTTATTGAACATGTATTTGACAATATGTATAATTTAAATGAAGGAAACACTAAATTTGAACCAGATTTTCAAATGGCTCAATCTTTTCAAAGATTGATTAGTGGTACTCCGTTAAAAAGAGATATTATCATGTTAAAACATGAACGGTTAGAATATGAATTAATGCATCGTTATGGTTATACAGATTATGCTACAGCGCATAGAATAACTGAACAAAAATATAATTATGCAGAAGCTGTTAGAAAAGAGGTGTATCATGTTAGCGCTAATATTAAAAAAACTAAATGAAGAAAAAGCGGAATATGAATTTCACCCTAATGCTAATGCTGAATATGGAGTAATAGAATTAGATAGAAAAAGCAATATAGCTATTGTTAAAAGTCCGCTTCAAGGTAGTGAGTGGCACACAGTACATGCTTTGAATAAGTTAGAAGAATATGGAAATTTGAATTCATTTCCTAAAACAGAAACAATATATTGGTATTAAGAGTTATGCAATGTTGCATAACTCTTTTTTATAAGTATTTTACGCCCTTTCATGTGTGATGATTGGGCGTATTTTTATTGGTGCAATTAGGCGGAGGCCTGTTGCGCCTTTTTTATTTTCATGTATTTACGGAGGTTTACACATGAACATCGCAGAAGTTTATCAAGCACTCGAACAATTGGAAAATGGCAAAGATCTTATCGACGCTATTAAAGGTGAAACATCTCGCCTTAATAACGAAGCTAAGACAACGCGAGAAAAGCTACAAGGTCAAATTAATACGTTAACCGGTGAACGTGATACGCTTTCAACTCGTGTTAGTGAATTGGAAGAACAAGCAGGGGCTGGTTCTAACTCGCCAGAGTACAAACAACTCGAAAAGCAATTAAAAGCTATGAGCGATAAGTTCGAGCAAGCTGAAACTAAGGCAAAAGAAGCAGAAGCTAAACGAATTCAATCTGAAATTATGGCACAAACATTGGACGCTTTCACAAAGGCCAATGCGGTTGATCCGCAGGAGTTTGCACGATTAGTTGCCAATGACATTAAAGTTCAGGACGATGGCACTTATGGCTATCAAAAAGAAGATGGCACTATCGGTACTATTCAAGACCGTACCGCAGAATGGTTGAAAGGTAAATCTTGGGCCGTTAAAGCAATTGGCAATCCAGGTAGCGGACAAGGTGGTACAGGTGGCAGTGGTCCTGATGCAATTAAGGCTGAATTCGCTAAGGCTGTAGGCATTGAAATGTAATTTTTAATTATTGGAGGTCAATTAGATGGCAGTTAATACATTACAATACTCTCAACAGTTTCAAACTGTACTCGACCAACAAATGTTAGTTGGTTCCACAACTGGTTTTATGGAAGTTAACGCAGGTCAAGTCAAATACGATGGCGGTGATACTGTTCATATTCCTGAAATTAGCATGCAAGGTATGGCGAAATATGATCGCGATGAAGGCTTCAATCGTGGTTCCGTTACTTTGAAATTTAACCCTTACAAAATGACACAAGACCGTGGCCGTACGTTCTCTCTCGACTCCATGGACGTAAACGAAACAAACTTCGTTGCAACTGCTGGCACTGTAATGGGTGAATTCCAACGTACACAAGTTATTCCTGAAATTGATAGCTATCGCTATTCCAAAATTGCTGCATTAGCAACTACAGAAAATAAAGTAACAACTGGTTATACACCTGCTGTTACTGATATTCTCGATAAATTGGACGCAGAAATTACAGACATTCAAGACGTAATCGGTGAAGATGAAGCACTTATCATCTGTATGTCTACGAAGTTGCGTTCTATCTTGAATAATGCAGACAAATTCCATAAATATTTGGACGTAGCTCAATTTAAAGCTGGTGCAATTAACACTAAAGTTCGTTCTTTTAATGACATTCCTATCCTTGGTGTACCTTCCTCTCGCTTGAAAACACAATACGTGTTTAACGATGGTAAGACTTCCGGTCAAGAGGCTGGCGGTTTTAAAGCTGATACAGCAGCCAAAGAAATTAACTGGATTATCATGCCTCAACGTGCACCAATTGCTGTATCTAAGACAGATAAAGTTCGTGTATTTACTCCGGACATTAACCAAAAAGCAGACGCTTGGAAAATCGACTACCGTAAATACCATGACTTATGGATTCCTAAAAATCGATTGGCTGCAATTCATGTTAACGTTGGTGCGTAAGGTAGGTGGATAATATGGCACGTCTTGTACGATTAAACGAAGTGCAATATGTAAGCGAAGAATATGATATTAAACGCTTACAAGATGAAGGCTTTACGATTGAAGAATTGGAGCCTGTCAAAGATGATGATAAGTCAAAACGTAGCGGTAAAAAGCCCGATAAAGAGCCCGGTAAAGAGCCCGGTAAAAAGCCCGATAAAGAGGAGTAATCATGTTACCTAAAGAGGTGTTCGAACGACGGCTCAGACAAGCTGTTAAGTCGAGCACCTTTATGGTGCAAAATGAAGCACAACAAAAGCATGATTTTATAACTCGTACCGCTCAATTGGAACGGGCTGTCGATACAAAATTTAGTTTTGACAATGGCAATAATATTGGGGTAGTGTACATTGACAATCAGGTAGCACCTTATGGAATATTCGTCCATCAAGGTACAAGACCTCATACTATTAAGCCTAAAACTAAACGTGCATTGCGTTGGGTTCCAATGGCTGGTAATAGCTTTTTCTTTGCTAAGGAAGTTCACCACCCAGGAACTAAATCCGACCCATTCTTATATGAAGCGTTGGAAAGAAAACGTAATGATGTATTTGATACATTTTCAAAAGCCACTGGGCTTGCTATTGATGATCTATCGAATAGCGATTGGCTTGGGGCTAAGGAAAAAGAAATTCGGATAGATATTTAGAGGTGTAACAATGCTATATGAATATGAAGAAATGCAGTTCACCGATGAGCTGTTAGGCAAAGAGGTTCTACTTCAACATGTAGAACGTGCAGAAAAAGCATTATATGCCTTTGCAAAACGTCTTGGCGTATTAGAAGGCGATATCGTAAGAAGTTATCTAGTCGATGAATTAGTGCAACTCTATATATATCGTTTTGTGTGCGTTGACAAGGCTTATGCGTTACCAGGTGCATATACTCGCGATGGCTCAACCGATGATTTTTACAGTAAAAAACTGCAATATATCGATGAACGTATCGCAATGTGCGAAAAGCAAATTACACCGGAAGAATTAACAGGCGACCCTACTAAATATGCTAGGTATCGAACTGTAGAAATTTTCAGGGGGTAATATGTGGCTCGAACTCATGCAACATATCAAACATGTAATTGATAGCCACGGAACAGGCTTCAATGTTATTCTTGGGGCTATGAGGCCACAAGCAGCAAACATCGACTCGAATGGCGTAATTATGGTGATTAGGGGAGAAACAACGCCGGGAGATAATACCATTCAATCTGAATTGCAACAAGAGTTATACATTGAAGTTTGGGGACGGAATGACGACCCTGATATGAACGTAGGTTATGAAGTTATCGCTAAGTTCGAGGATACTTTCGAGGCGATTATGAATAATCTTCGTAATTCATGTGGCAGATTAGTTCCGGAAGCATGTATCTTGCAAGATAGTGGCTATCAAATCATCGATATTAAATGTACAAGTAAAGTAGGCGACCATGATTCAGTACGGCCATTGATTGGCACACAGTACAGGTTTGTGGCTCGCCTTATTAATTTGAATGAAGAAACAAACGGAGGTATCTACTAATGCCAGCTCAACCAGCTACAGCAAAAAAACTTTATAAACCGCAACAGGCTGCAATGCCTACTGCCGGTAAAAATTATTTGATTTATGTTAATACTGGCACCGACGAAACAACAGGTGCTGAATGGCTTTTGTTAGGCGGACAACGTACAGGTGATGTATCTCGTAAGGCTGATAGCATCGATGCATCTCATAAAGGCACTAACGGTTGGAAGTCTACTATTCCAGGGCTTAAAGAGTGGTCCATTGACCTTGAAACATTGCTTATGCCTAACGAAGAGTCATTGCAATTGTTAGAAAAAGCGTTCTTGAATGATGATCTTATCAACATCAAGATTGAATATCCTAATAAAGCCTACATGACAGGTATTTGCTCCATTACAGAATTGTCTATGAACACACCACATGACGATGTGGCAACGTATAAAGGCAGTTTAAATGGCGTAGGTGCATTGTCTGAATTGAAACAACCATAATTTATATTTGATATAAGGAGTGCGCATTTATGAAAAAAATCACATGTGATGTATTTAACACTGGCGAAACAATTTATTTTACGATTGGTCGAATTGCTGAACTTGAACAGCTATGGGGTGAACCTATTTTTAAAGCAGTTCAAGCTGGGGCAATGACATTCCAACAATTAATCACTGCATTTGTTGTCGGAATGAAGCACGAAGGTCGTAAACGCGATTATATTTACTACCAAGAAAAGCTACAACAATTATTCGATGAAGGCGAGGTTCAATATTTAGACCTTGTACAGTTAATTGTAAAAGCATTAATCGGTAGTGGTGTCTTTGGTAAGGCTGCGTACTATGCATCATTTCCTGAAGAAGCTGACGAAAAAGCACAATCTGAGGTAGAAGCAGAGGAAGCAGAAACAAAAAACTAGAAGGGGGCTATACAGCCCCCTCTTTTAATTTATGGATAACAAAGGCCGAACGTATGGCGTATGGTCCACTCAATTTGAAGCCTTGGGAGTTTATGAAACTAAGCCCTATGGAATATTACAAACTGGTGGAAGGGTACGAATTGCGAATGGAGATTGAGGACCGTAGACAGGCTTATTTTACGTGCATAATGACAAACGTTCATATTGCTGGCAATAAGCGGTTAAAAGTCGAGGACATCATGAAGCAATTACACCCTATGACGTTGGCACAACGCAAAACGGAAGAAAAGTTATTCATGGAAGAATTTAGACAGGCGGGAGGTGAGATATAAGAAAATGGCAGATTCACAAATCAATGTACGCATAGTCGGTTCATCTAGTGGTGCGGAACAAGCACTTGATAGGGTGGCTAAGAAAGCGGAAAATGCACTAGGAAAAGACGTTACTGCTTCGATGGAGGCTGTTAAAAGCAAAGCGCAGAAAATCTTCGGTATAGAAATTCCTAGTATCATGAACGCTGCCAAAAGTGGTGCTGCATTTGGTGCTGCAGCAATAGGTATTGAAGCTGCAGGGCGAGCCATGAAAGATATGGCAGTTAGTGCTGTTCAAACCACCGACCAACTTACACAGATTAGGGCACGTATCAATCTAATTAATGACGGCAGTCAGTCTACTGCTGAAATTATGGACAAGATTTATAGTGCGGCTAACCGTTCTCGTGGTAGCTATTTAGATATGGCCGACAGTGTGGCTAAGTTGAACATGCTTGCAAAAGACGCTTTTTCATCTAATGACGAAGCAATCTATTTTGTTGAACAGTTAAATAAGCAGTTCAAAATCTCAGGTGCTAGCGTTGAAGAAACAACATCAGCTATGTACCAGTTAACGCAAGCAATGGCAGCTGGTAAGCTACAAGGGGACGAATTCCACTCAATCATGGAAAACGCTCCGATGTTGGCACAATCTATTGCCAGCGAAATGGGTTTGACTGTAGGTCAATTAAAGGAAATGAGCTCGCAAGGGCTTATTACTGCTGACATTATCAAGGAAGCCCTATTCAATAGTGCAGAAGAAACAAACGCTAAGTTTGCAGAAATTCCTATGACGTTCCAAGATATAGGAACGCAAGTTCAGAACGAATTAATAGCTGCATTTCAGCCAGCTATGGAAGAAATAAGCAACATGACAAGTTCAGGTGTATTAAACGATGCACTTGCTGGGTTGTCTATTGCATTTCGTTTGGTTGGCACTGCTGCACAAGCAGCAATTATTACTGTAAGGGGTGCATTTAGTGCGTTATCAGTTGTAATTGGTACAGCTAAGAATATTGTTACGAGCTTTGCTAACCTATTTAGAACTGCCATGCCAGGAGTTGCCACTGCCATTGTAGGTGTTACAACTGCATTTATTACTTATAAAGCGACAGTCGCATTATGTAGCGCTCAAACTGCTGCATTGACTGTAAAAACTGTAGCGTTAAAAACTGCACAAGTCGCCTCTGCAATTGCAACTAGGGCTTATGCGGTAGCAATGACTGTTGTTAAAGTAGCCATTCAAGGTACTATCTTATCGATAGGCGCATTGACTTTGGGGACAACTGTCCTTAAATCTCTGTTTCTAGCTTTAAGAAGTAGTACATTAGCTGCAGCTACTGCTCAACGTGTATTAAACGTTGTAATGAAGGCAAACCCAGTCGGAATATTAATATCCGTCATTATGACTTTGGTCGGTGTATTTGCGACTGCATCTGCTGCATCTAATGGGTTCGGTAATACGTTAAGCTCTGTATTTTCAACTATTGTGCACACCGCTGTTTGGGGTGTGAATAAAATTATCGAAGGGCTTAACTGGTTAATTGCAAAACTTAATAGCGTAGGCGATAAAGTAGCAAAATTCTTTGGTACATCTTTTACCGCTATTCAACAAGTTGATACAATCAGTGCTGAAACGGCGCAAGATATTGTAAATACTGGCGTTAATATGGCTTCACAAATAACACAAGGGTTATCCGGTGGCGGTGATACAGGCCTAGACGTTGGCGG